TAGTAACGACCAAAAAAATAACGCAGGGGGATGAAATCACCCTGCGTTATAGTTTGTACAGAATTTAAGCTGGAACTTTTTGTATCCAAGCAACTTTGTTCTTATCTGCTTTCAATTCAGGATCTTTTACAATTTGCTTTTTATTTTCCTGAAGTTCTTCAATGAACTTAACTGCTTGATTTGCTTTGGCACTTGCTTTGAATAAAGCATCTGGGTCATCTTTGATTCTTTTGATCCAGCTGTTTAAGTATTGTGCTGATTCTTTTTTTGGTGTACTTGTTATACCAAGTATGCAACATTGAACTGCAGCACCTATTTCAGCAACCAACTCTTCAAATGCATAACTATCATCACCAAAGTAACCTTGCATATCTCTTTTGCATCTTTTTTCATGACCTGTCCAATGAGTAAGTTCATGAAGTAAAGTTGAATAATAGTTTTGAGTTGCATTACTATCAACTGTTTTGTTGAAGTCAGACTTTTCAACCATTTGAATGTAATCTTGACTTGGTACATAAAAACATCTATCACCACCATGTTTGATAACTGCTTTTGTATTTGCTATGTACTGCTCAACATCAACCTTTGTTTTTGCACCATCAAGATTTTTGTTTGGTGCATATTCATCTTTCAAAGTAGTTTGATCCATATTAAAAACTTTGAAGAACTCAATATAGAAACAAGTCTTTTGATACTTGTCACCAGCTTTATGAGTTGTTGTAGTCTTTTTGTATGTATCAGTAACTTGGAAAGGTTTCCAAAGTACAACATCAATAGCATGTTCACCTTTAAGTACCATGCCACCTTTATCTTTGATTTGTTTAAAAGTTCCCCAAACATTTGATTTGTATTTGTTGAAACTTTTTTCTCTCCAAAGAATCAAATTGTTGATGCCATAGTAGTATGGATCTTTGGTATTTAATCTGCTCAAGTTCATAGGCATACCACTTTTGACCCATGGCAACATAAAACCTGTACCAGCAGTTTCCATACTTTCAATCAACATATTTGCTATCTCTCTCTTTTTTGTTTCACTTGTTTTCATTGTTTTCTCCTTTGTTTGTTTATAGATATCATTATAAAGATTAAAATCAAAAAGTAAACTAATAAAAGCAATAAAAAGCGAAAATAAATCAAAAAAGATGTATATATAAAGTAGGACAAAAAAGCCATATTTTACACACTTTATAACCCCACATTTTACACACTTTTTCTACTTTATAATCATTATAAATTATGATGCTTTTTTATGCTTTTAAAGGGTTTACTTTTTAATTAAAATCCTTATAATGATATTTATGAAAACAAAAACAAACAAGGAGAATAAAATGACGCAAGTAACAGTCACAGTAATTCATGATTGCAAAAGTTGTAATGATGAAGGTGTTAAAATAAAAAATGATGAAGTTGTAAAATGTTTTGATTGTAACACCATAAAAAGTAACCATGATGCAAAATCTTGGTTTGAAATAAAAAACAATACAATAAGAGTTAAGCATGGTGTTCATTTAACAAAAGCACCAAACCAACCATGGGAGAAAATATAATGACAAAAGCAAAAATAGTATCTGACATATCAGGTATTTCAATTAACAAACTAAAAAAAGAAACAAAAAAGTTTTCAGTTGAAGTTGTACATGTAAGTCCAGGAAATATTCATGGTGGTGAATATGAAGTTACATTTTCAGGTGAAAAATCAAATTTGTTATCATATGCAAAATCACATTTAGGTTTTGATGGTAATACATTTGATGAATTAAAAGAAACTTTAAACATGGAAGGATGGGAGGATTTATGTGTAAAGATAAAATAAACAAACCAAA